GCCAGCACATCAGCGGTCCAATATGCATTTGCAAAGAGATATGTATAACATCACTAAAATATCAGGCGGGTTTTCATTCAACGAAATGAGCTATAATTTCAACGAGGTTGATGGAGCTAAGTACAGGATACTAAGTGACAGCCAGCTGTGGGTATTTACTAATCAGGGCATCATCCTATTTGACCTAACATGTACCATTGATGAGGTGAGCTATACTGATATTAATCTCTTTGGACAAAATCTGACAAATTAAAACAGATTTGCATAAATACGTATAAGTACGTACATGGCACAGGAGCAAATTTTCAGGCTTTCATTTCAAACATTCATCAGGTCACCATTCACCTATCTATTTTTTGTGTTGCTAATTGGATTGATATACCTGGGCAGGGTATTGATTACATCAAAGGATAGTGAAATAACATCACTAAAAAAGCAGGTTAATGAATGTGACCAGGAGCGTGTACGTGATAAACAACTGCTACAGGAGATAGTATTCCAGGAACAACTTAATACTCGCTTAAATGGAAAATAAGGCCCTAATTATCACGTCAATTGTCGGAGCCATAGCATTGATATTCGCACCTGTGCCAAAACAGCAACAGGCAGATGCACCAAAAGACCAGGTAACCATTCAAGCTGAGCGGTATCTTGAGGATCTCAAGGCACAGAATCAACATGCTGTGGATAGCATCAATCAAAAGGTAGACAGCCTTGAGCATATCAAACCAAAATATCGCTATATTTACAAGGTAATTAAAGCAGATACGAATGGTAAGGCCGTACACTGACAAGCAGCTGCTGGATAGGGTAGCACAATTGAACACATTTAAGGGCTTGCCTGAGGGAAGGTGGATCCTTGGCGTGCGTTCCAATGAGGATATCCCTAACAAATTTGATGATAAATTCTATGTCTTTGACAAGGACAAGTTTGTCATGGTCATGTCCGGTACCACCAATCCAGGGGTGACCATATTAAAGCACTATGAATCATTCAACAAGCATGGGGCTGCAATCCTTGACAGCAACAGATGGTACTATGATGTGTGGCACTATGGCATGCACAGGAATAAGATAGCTGGGCTATTGCAGCGAGGTGCACCTGTGATTGTGCACAGGGATGGAGATAAGGATAATAAATCAGAGGAGATTGGTCCAGGAATACCTGGATGGTATGGCATTAATTTTCATCTGAATTCACATGACATCAACACACAAACGATAAAGAATGATATTAATGCCTGGAGTGCTGGATGCCAGGTGCCAAACAATCCGGAAAAATACAGGCAGCTAATGGGCTGGTTCAAGAGCCATCAGCGTGTTGTTAGCTATTGCCTACTAAAAGAATTTGAGCCATGAGTAAACCAAAAAAGGATATTGAATTCCACATTGATGGAAAAAAGGTAGATGTAAATGTGACCCGAAAGGATGGCAAAACCACCATAGAGATTGATTCAGAAAAATTGGATGTGTTATTACAGCGCTCAGATAGCGGTCTGAATGTGACTGTTAATGATGCATCCGGGATATTGGGCAAGCTGTTTAAATTGCTGTTCAAAAGGCGCTAATTTCCTCAATTAGTTTTTTTCTTACTGCTTAACCGGGCCTTTGTGGTCCGGTTTTTTTGTCTAACTAATGTCTAATTTTGTGGAAAAAAAAGAATAAAATTTTGCAGTTATGTAAATATTGACTATCATTGTGCATGTCTAATTAAAAAAAGCAGTATGACAGAACACACAAAACTATTGATTAAGGCACTATTAACAGGGATAGTGATGAGCATTTTAGTCGGATTAATTGAAACCTATTTATGAATACAGTCCAATTGATTCAAAAGCTACAGGCAGCAGCTGCTGATATGTGGCAGCTAGTGATGAGGCACCAGGATACGCTGGAAAATTTGCAGCAATATTATGAGAGAGCCATCACTGTGGAGGACAGGAAAAGGATTGAGCAAGAGATTGCATCCGCTGAGTCCAATATCAAGGTGACCATCAGGTCCTATGGTTTAATAATGAAAAATATTGAGGAGCTATGTATGCGGTAGAGGTAAAATGTGAGGATTGCAGAGGCAAAGGCTGGGTTGAAATCATTGGAGCCTGCAGCAGGCCGGCATCCACATGTTGTGGTGGATGTGTTAGAGATGTTGAATGTGAAAATTGTTTAGGAAATGGGTACTATTGGGAAGAACAAAAACAAGAGGATTGAGCCAAGACACATGGCCATTCCATTGGTTATGCGTGTAAAGTGGTGGAGGGATCAATCTGTGAGCTTTGATAGGGGCGGATCTTTTAACCTGGATCACTACATGAGAATATGTCAAATTAAAATAGAGCAGTATGGCAAGTTATGAGGAGCATTTCATGGAGGTATGCGATTGGATAGATGAATTGGCTAAAGAGCATAGAGATCATCTGCATGTAGAAAAAATAATAATATCAGAATTGACCCTGAAATTGTGCCATACATTGGTGGCTATGGATGAGGTCCTAAAAGAATTGGAATGAAACATTATGTAATTATATGGATGGCATTGGCTGTGGCCTGTGCATTGATTTGGTGGGGTATGCTGGTATGGATTGGCTGGCCGGTGTTTATTGTGATACCTGCCATTGGTTTTATTGTTCATTATTTTGCCAACAGAGGATGAAGCAGTGGAGAGTAACGTACAAATTTAAGGGCCCAAGTGAGTGGCAGCTGGGATACATGGCCATCTTTGCCTATGACAGCCAGCATGCCAGGGAAAAGTTTCCCATGTGGCCAGGTTTAATAGTTAAAATTGAGGAGATATGAAAGCAAAAGAAAAAGCACAAGAGTTATTTGATAAGTATTATCAGATTTTTGAAGATGATGAAGATGAACATTATATAGGTACTTGTAAAAGAATTTCTAAACTAAGCGCATTAATTGCAGTTGATGAGATATTGAAAAACCAAGAAAATGTTGTTTGGAAAATCAATAAACTATTATCAGCTTTTAGAATTGATAAAAAATTAGAATTAAGTGAAAAATATTGGCAAGAAGTTAAACAATTTATTGAGGAGATATGATACACAAAATGAATGAATTAGTTAAGCTAATCGAGATGTATGGGCTGAAAACATCTAAGCGAAACCGGGAATTGGTGTACCAGCGTTTCTATATGTACAAAGAATTGAGGAAATGGTTAACATTGGAGCAGGTTGGTAGGTTGTTTGGCAAGGACCATGCGACAGTAATCTATGGGATCAAGATGGCCAGGATGTTTGAGCACATGAATGATACCATATACTTTGAATATATCAAGCACATTCGGGCTGATTACATGGCCATGCTTGATGGCAAGAGCGTATTTGGATTACGCAAGATTGATTATGTGAATGGCACAGCTATAATGTACGTAAACATTCCAATGGAGCGTGATGTATATGACAGCATTGAGGACGTTGATATTTGTCAATTCAAGGATGTTTTGGAGTGTGTAACGAGTGTGTAATTACACACTACACACACCTATATGCAGTAAAAAAAAATCAATTCATTTTTGAAAAAACTGTTTTTTGCCGTTACACACTGTGTAATTACACACTTTTGGCTCTTAAGCTCAGCAAATACTGATACTTTGAGTGTGTAAATGAGTGTGTAACGGTGTGTAAAAAGTGTGTAAATTTACACACTGAATTGAGGTAAATGTGAATTAATACTAATTTTGTGGAAAAAAGCAATGAAAAAAACGTACTTAAGAAAGTTAGCAAGTGAGGGATATAGCATCATTCCGGTAGAGGAGGATAAGCGGCCCAAAGGTGCCTGGAAAAAATACCAAAAAGAGCACAGGTCACCGGATGATGTGGAGGCATTGGATAGCCCATTATATGGGTTGATATGTGGATACAATGATGTGGAGTGCATTGATGTGGACCTTAAGGTGATTGTGGGATTAAAGGAGCAAAAGGAATGGTGGGCTGAATTCCTGCAATTCCTGGAGGACAATATTGAGGATTTCATGTCAAAGGTCACCATTGTCAAAACAAAGAACGCTGGATTTCATATCCTGTACAGGTGTTTTGATGTGGCAGGCAATACCAAAATAGCCACATTGAAGGGACAAAGCGAGGCCATAATTGAAACCAGGGGGGTTGGTGGCATGGTGGTGCTGTATGACAATTATCTAAGTAAGCGAAGGTACCATGACATGCAATACATCACACCTGAGGAGCGTGAAATAATATGGGAAATAAGCCGAACATATCACTACACAGGAGATATGCCCACAGAGGAGCCCAAAAGTGGCTCATTTCAAACTGAGGGAATTAGTCCATGGGCAGATTATAACAGCCAATACTCAGCATTGGATTTGATATCAAGTGATTTTGACATTACAAGGAGGACAAATTCAGCCTATATCATCCGGAGGCATGGGGCAAAGAGTCCACATTCCGGTTATGTGTACCAGGATAGTGGATGTATGTATCTATTCAGTACAGGTACCATATATCCAGCGGAGCAATTGCTTTCCCCATTCGCGATATACGCATACAAATACCATAACGGTGATATGACAGCAGCAGGTAAGGACCTGTATGAGCAAGGTTATGGATCCAGGGCCATGCCTAAAGTGGATGTGCCAAAGGTTGTTATGCCCAAGGAGAAGAAAATAACCAGGCAACAATTCCCCATTGAGATATTTCCTGAGAAGGTACAGAGCTATATGCTGCAATCAGCCAATACGTTGGGCCTGTCAATTGACTACATGGGCAGCTCATTCCTATGGGTACTGTCCGTAATCATTGGCAATAGCTTAAGAATGCAGGTCAAGCAGGGTTGGTATGAGGTAGCATCCCTATGGATTGCAGTGGTTGGTAAGCCAGGGATAGGTAAAACACCGTCCATAAATCAGATTATATTCCCATTGCGAGAGATGAATATTAGAGAGCAAAAGGAATATGCCCGGAAATATGCCAAGTACAGGGAGTATGAGGCCATGGATAAAAAGCAAAAGGAGTATGCTGAGTATGTGGACAAACCTGTGAGCAAGCAATTCCTGGTTGGTGACATCACGCTGGAGGCATTGATTGACCTACATGAGCAGAATCCAAATAGTGTTGGGGTTTTTAAGGATGAGCTAGCTGGATGGTTCAAGGATATGAACAAATACAGGCAAGGCTCTGACCTGGAGTTTTGGCTCTCAAGCTGGTCAGGCACCAGCATATCATTGAATAGGAAAACATCAAAGAGTGCATTTGTGGATAAGCCAATGATACCTGTGTTGGGCGGTATACAGCCGTCTGTATTTGATGAATTTACAACAGGTGAGAACAAGGAGAATGGCTTTGTGGACAGGATACTGATCAGCTATCCTGAGCTGCGAGTCAATCACTACAATGCCAACAGCATGGATAAAGTCATGAGTGAAATGTGGATAGGTATACTGCATCAAATAAAGTACAGGATTGATTCAGCCTATTTCAAGATGACTGATAAGGGTGATATCATCACTATGGATGTCACATTCAGTGATGATGCCAATCAAGAATGGATACGCATACATGATAAGCTCACAGATATTCAGAATTCAGATGATGAAAATGAATACATGAAGAGCATGTTGCCCAAACAAAAGAGCTATATTCCCAGGTTTGCATTGCTGCTCAATACATTGTGGTCCATAGTAGAGAAAGGATCTCAGATTGAGCATGTGAGTAAAGAAAATATTCTGAGGGCTGAGCTGCTGAGTGAGTATTTTATCAACATGAGTAAGCTGGTTAAGCAGGATGTAAAGGAGAAAAACGAATTGATGCAGGCAGGCAAAACAGCAGGCAGTGATAAATATGCTATGCTTAAGGCAATGTTCAAAGCCAATCCTGAGCTGAATAAGACTACAGCCAGCGAGGTGTTGGGTGTATCTCGTAAAACAGTATATAATATGTTAAAACAAATAGAAAATGAACAAGCAAACAAGAGAAAGGTTAAAGCAGCTGGAGCTGCAGGAGCTACAGAGTAAATTTCCCAGCGTTCCATTGCATTGCCTGGCACAGAGTGCATTCAAGGAGACCAATGCCAATGAGCTCACAAAGACTATTATCCGATTTATTCAGCTGAATGGATACCAGGCTGAGCGTATCAATACCATGGGCAGATTTGTAGGGCCTAAAAAATACACAGATTTTGATGGCAGAGAGCGCACCATTGGCAAGGGGAAGTACATTCCCACCACAGGCACCAAAGGGAGTGCTGATATATCTGCTACGATTGCAGGCCGGTCCATCAAGATTGAGGTGAAATATGGCAAGGATAGGCAGTCAGATGCACAGAAAAAATACCAGGAATCAATTGAGCAGGCAGGAGGTACCTACATAATCGCAAAAGATGTGGATGGATTCGTTGAATGGTATGATAATTTCATTGCAGAAATTAAATAGTTTCATTACATTTGTAAACAAATAAGCAGTAATATGAAGAAAGAACAAGTACAGGCATCACTGTATCGCAAGGTATGGGATGCCAAGAGGCAAATTGGTAAGGTGTACAGGAATGCGCAGAGTCATCATTCTAAGTATGCCGATTTGAACAACATCCTGGATACAGTGGAGCCAATCCTGTTTGACTATGGGTTGATATTGATGCAGCCAATCAGAGAGAACAAGGTGGTGACCCAGCTGATTGATGTGGACAGCGGTGATTTAGTGGAGTCATGTATTGACCTGCCTAACATCACGGATCCACAGAAGTTGGGTAGTGCCATTAGTTATTTCCGCAGGTACACATTGAGCAGCCTGCTTTCGATTTCCACCACAGATGATGATGATGCACAGAGTGCAACAAAGGCCATGCAAAAGAAGCCAGCAGCATCTGATGAGCTGGTTAAGAGATTTGTTCAGTCATTGGCAGATGGTACAGCGAAATGGACCATTGAAAAGTTTAAAGTGAACTATGAATTGAATGAGGCACAAATCAAATTAATTGAAGCGGTATGAAGATTAGAGCCCACCAAATGGGTGATATTATGACATCACCCAGGAACAAATCAGAGGAGCTGAGCGAGACAGCCAAGGCGGTAATCAGGTCAAATGTCAAGCAGGAGATATTTGAATATAAAAATCAAATCAATTCAAAGTACATTGAGAAGGGTATCACCCATGAGCAGGATAGCATATACCTACTTAATCAAGTTAGGCTCACAGATTATGTCAAACACTATGGCAGGATTGACTATGTACAGCTATCCGGTGAATGTGATATCCTAACTGAGG